TTCTTCTTTTAAATGGTGATTGTGCAAAGATAAAGGATAAAAAGAATCCCGTCCCCATTTCTGGAAACAGGATTCTTAGGTTTAGAGTAGGTTTTTCATTGCGTCTTCCATCTGGTCATTACCGAAGTTGTCCAGATAGATTTGGGTTACTCTCTCTGAACTGTGTCCCAAAGCCTCACAGATTAAAGAGGTATTGACACCTGATCTCTTTAAGACTGTCGCAAAACTGTGTCTTGCAACATGCATAAGTAACAGGAAAGCAAGCGATAACAGAAATGAGTAGATAAAACTTAAATGGTTGGTATTTAGCATATTTGCTGGATTCTGCCAAATGAGTTAAACGCAAAAAAGGTGATTTGTAGTATTCGTTCAGTTACCAAAGCGTTAGCTGTCCAGTTACCGAAGCATACAGGTAACGCAATGAGGAGTACAGAAGTTATCACGATGGGCTATTATTCACTGGTTGTCAATATTTTGCATATCAAAGAACGCTTATAAATTGGGTAATTTTGCCATTAAATAATAAGCGTATGAAAATAGAAAAATTCAAGGTGTTGCTCTACCTGAAAAAGAGCGGTCTTGACAAGTTCGGAAAGGCTCCAATTATGGGACGAATAACGGTGAACAACACGATGGCGCAATTCAGTTGCAAGCTGTCATGTACTCCGGAGTTATGGAATCCACGGGAGAGTCGGTTGAATGGGAAAAGTAAAGAAGCGGTGGAAACCAATGCAAAAATCGACAGGTTGCTATTGGCTGTAAACACTGCCTTTGATTCTCTCGTGGAACGGAAAAATGATTTTAATGCAACGGATGTAAAAGAAATGCTTCAAGGCAGCAAAGATACCCAAATGACATTGCTCAAGCTGTTCGACAGACATATCGAGGAAGTGAAGTCCCGTGTGGGGATAGACATATCCCACCGTACACTTCCAAACTATATTTATACCCGTAACCGTCTTGCAGAATTCATAAACTGTAGGTTCAAGGTGTCAGACCTTGCCTTTTGCCAGCTTAATGAACTGTTTATCCGTGAATTTCAGGAATATGTTGTAATTGAGAAACGACTGGGAGTCCAGACTGTGCGTCACTATCTGGCCATACTGAAAAAGATTTGCCGTATCGCGTTCAAAGAAGGGCATTCGGACAAGTTCTATTTTGAACACTACCAGCTGCCAAAACAGAAAGAGACACCCCCGAGAGCATTGAGCAAGGATGATTTCGAAAAAATAAGAGATGTAGAGCTTACCGGCTGCCGTCCCGAACATTCTATAGTCAGGGATATGTTTCTTTTCGCCTGTTACACCGGAACTTCATATGTTGACGTGGTTGCAATTACTCCTGATAACCTATCCAAGGATGATCAGGGAGCGCCATGGCTGAAATACCGAAGAGGCAAAAACGGACAACTGTGCCGTGTCAAGCTGTTGCCGGAAGCCGTGGCTCTTATTGAAAAGTACAAGGATGAGACAAGGGCTACCTTGTTTCCCGTCATACCCTACCAGGCTTTGAAATGGTGTCTTACAAGCATTAAGATGAAAGTAGGGATAAAAGGGCGTTTGTCATACCACATGGGAAGACATTCGTTCTCGACCCTTATAACATTGGAAAACGGTGTGCCGATTGAAACTGTCAGCAGGATGCTGGGACACGCGGATATAGGTACAACCCAAGTGTATGCCCGTGTGACTCCCAAAAAACTTTTTGAGGACATGGACAAATATATCGAGGCGACAAAAGACCTGAAACTGATTCTGTAACTCTTAAAATATTTAAACAATGCGAAGTACATTTTCTATTCTCTACTATATTAATAGAGGCAAGGTCAAAGCTGACGGGACAACAGCCATTATGTGCCGTATCACGATTGACGGCAAGAGCAGTGTATTTACTACCGGATATTATTGCAATCCTGAATGTTGGAATACCAAAAACGGAACGGTAAAAGATGGCAGGACAAACGGTCTTCTTGCAGACCTACGGGCAAGGCTTGAAACTTCTTACACGAACCTGTTAAAGGAAACGGGTATGATAACTGCTGAAATGCTGAAAAACGAAATAACATGTGTAGGGACTGTTCCTGTAACTCTTTTGAAAACCGGAGAAGAAGAACGCGAAAGGTTGAGAATCCGTTCCGTAGCGATAAATTCTACCTCATCTTACCGTCAGTCCAAGTCTACTCAGGCATATCTGCACGAATACCTGCTTTCTATGGGGATGAATGACATAGCCTTTGAAGACATTACAGAAGATTTCGGTTGGGAATACAAACTATATCTGAAGGGCAAAGGTTGCGGTGCGAGTCACATCAACCATTGTCTTACATGGCTGAACAGACTGATATATATTGCCGTTGACAGGGAGGTTCTCCGTTTCAACCCGCTTGCGGATGTTCCTTACGAGAAAAAGCCTACAGGTAAATTGAAACATATAAGCAGGGCTGAGTTGCAAAGGATTATGGAACAGCCCATGCAGGAAAGATTGCAGGAACTTACACGCAGGGTTTTCATCTTTTCCTGCTTCACCGGATTATCTTACGTTGATGTTAAACGGCTGTATCCTTCACATATCGGGATAACTCTGGACGGAAGAAGATACATCCGTATCAACCGTAAGAAAACGGATGTGGAGTCATTCATACCTCTTCATCCCATAGCTGAACATATATTGGCACTGTATAACACAACAGATGAAAGCAGACCAATATTCCCATTGCCCAAACGTGACATGTTATGGTACTGCATACATGAGATAGGCATCGTGGCCGGTATAAAGGAGAATTTGAGCTATCACGCCAGCAGGCATTCGTTCGGCACTTTGATGCTTTCTGCAGGTGTCCCGATAGAAAGTATAAGTAAAATGATGGGACATACGAGTATTAAAACGACACAAGGATATGCCAAAGTAACCGATGATAAAATATCCGAGGACATGGACAAGCTGATGAAACGAAGACAAAAGCAAAAGGACAATCCCGGACAGTCGCCCGTTCCCTCTGCCGTCCATAGAAGTTAGTACAGGCTTTATTGAAAGCGAAAAGGTCAGGCGGCTATGATATTTCGGACTGAATATACTTTAAAAGAGTGAGGTTCAGTCCGAATCCTTTTTTATTAAACCTCGTTATACTTTCATACACAAAAGAACTGATTGAACTTTTTAACTATTCATTATAATATACGCTTTTATTGCTATTTATGTCATTTTCTATAAGTTGGATGAATTTTTGTATATTTTTTTGATGTTCATCTACGGTCAAATGCGTTAAACTTGGAGTAGCATCTTGATGGATTACATTATTCCTAATTGCTATTAAAGAGTTCATAAGTCTAAGACATTTTTGAGTTTCTTCATTTATAATAAAAGATTCTAACCCATGTCTTTTAAATAACTCTTCAATTTCAGTCTGTCCGTGCTTCCCATAGTTGAATTTTGTAGAAGGAGAAATATTTTTAATCCCATCAATACTTTGTTCATTATTACCGTATAATGTAAGTAAAGAAGTTAATAGAGTATTTTTTTTGTTACGAGATCTTTCTTTTGAAATTAAATCAACGGCCCGATCAAAATACCTGTCTTTTAATTGATTAGGAATCGTTTTATTAGTATGCCCTTTCAGTGCCCTTAACGTGTGCTCTTCAAGAAATTCTTCAATAAAAACTTCAAGTTTAGTTGATAATAATACTATTGAAACCTTATTGAATAATTGATATTTGGAAATCGTTCCTATATTTTGGCTAGCATAATCCAACAAAACATCTATTTCACTTAAACTTATTCTAATATTATCTATGCTTTCCATGTTATTCTAATCTGGAAGAAACAATATTATTAACTTCCGAACACCATTGTGTTAAACGATATGTTATAACTTTAGAATCAGACGTACCTATCTTGAGGCTATTATTAAAGATATCATCTTTTAATATTAAGTCTAAAAAGCGACTATTTAGTTGCTCTTTATATCGTAGTAGATCATCTTTTGAATGCTGTGTAGAAGAAAGCATAAGAATGTCTATAATTGCCCTATTTATGGAATTTTCTTTACTTCCTTCTCTGTTGATTCTCCTAAAAGCCTCCTCACCATAGACAGAAATAATTTTTTCAACAGTTTCATTGAAAAGCAGTTTCCAATTTTCAAGATTTTGAGTATTAGTATTATGATTCTTACTCATAAATTCATTTAAGAAAACCTTCATTCTCCCTTTATATCCAACAAGTTGTTTATCTTCAATATTCCATCCATGATATATAGCAAGGAATCTTAATATTAATTCTCTATCCGCCATACGTTTATGAGGGGCTTTAAGACCTAATAATGTCTGCCACTGTACATTATTTGTGAGCTCTTTTAATAATCTATTCAGATTACCTCTGTACAGACAGTTACGAAGTTCTTGTTCGTTCAAATGAACAGAACCCGTATTTAATCTCATAAAAACATCATATTTGATTTCTTCATTGGAATCATGAGTTATCATAATTACACGTAATAATCCATTTTTCAAAAGTCTTAAGGCCTTAGGATTTAATGAATTGATATCGTGTTTGTTTAATTCTGAAAGAATTTCCAGACCGCTTAATTTGAATTTCCCTTCAAAAAAGCGTTTTAATGAATATAGTCGTTGTAATCCATCTATCACAGACCATGTGTCATCTTGTTCTTGAGATACATAGATTACAGGTATTGGTACATTTAATATAATAGACTCAATTAAAAGAGATGATTTTTTATTATCCCATACATAATTTCTTTGATAATCCGGATCTAACCGGATATCTTTATCTTCTATCATTCGTACGACATCAGCAACACTTTTATCATAAGCTTGAGTCGTTAATTTACGAACTTCTTGTGGCACCTCATATGGAATTTTTGAATCTTGATCAGAATCATCATCAAAAATCATATCTTTAACTACATCTTTTTGCGGCTTTAATGAAAAATCAAAATTCATATTAATTATCATTTAGAATTATAGAGTTGCAAACTTACATAAAATCTCTGGAAAAGACGAATAAAAAGGGACAAATGTCTTCGTAATGCCTGT